AGGCGAAACCTTCGCCGCCTCGGCCAGGAGCTTGCGGACCTCTTCCAGGGTGAGGAAGCGGGGCGCCTTGGCGTCGTCGACCTTGAGGGCTTTCACGCCTTCCACGGGGTTCTTGGACAGCTCGCCCCATTTCACTGCAAGTCCGAAAATCGTGCGGAGTGTCTCCACCTCCATGTTTATCGTGTTGGCCTTCGCGCCCTTCTTGCGCGAGTCCGGGCGGTTCTTGGACAACCGGCCGTTAGGCGAGACCGGCACCTCCCGCTTGTACGTCTTGTAGTCCTCGAAGAGCTTCGGCGAAAGGTGCCCCAGATTTATGACGCCGGGGCGGGTCTTCAGGAAGGCCTTGAAGTTGTCGATGATGGCCTTGTAACGGCGCACGGTGGCTTTGCGGTGGTTGGTCTGGGAGTAGGCCGCGTACTCGTCCAGAAAATCTTCGATCGCCTTGGGCAACTTGGCCGGGGCCGGGGCGGGAAGGTCGAAGCCGATTTCTTTTTTTTCGAGTTTGACGGTGACGTCGGCGAGCGCGAGTTCCGCGATTTTTTTTGAGGAGCTGATGCGTTTTCGGAAGCGTTTCCCGCCGAGGCGGTAGTGGAGATACCAGATGTTCCCGCGCTTGTAGATGCTGGCCATGACCAACCCTCCGCAACCCGGCGGTTTGAAAAATCCCCACCGTGACCACACGAGGTATAGCCGTTTTATAAGACACTGTAAATACATTACTTATAAGAACTGGCGGAGAGGGAGGGACACGAATAGAGCAAGAATGCAAGGGTATGTGGCTCTTGCATTTCCATAGGCTAACGCCTTGCAGCCACGGGACTTGATGCGGCAGGAACACCCAGCAGTTGTCATCAAGAAACATCCGTAGCTGGCGAGTCTTGGTAACATTTGGTAACGCAACGCGACCAACGCGTCGGGAGCGCTCCCTCCGTTCTACCGGCCCGCTTGCAGGCCGGCATCAATGAACTTGGCTCGGATGCGGTCAAGCAACCTATCGACCTCATACCGCGAGAATCCGAGCGCCTCCGCAATCGCCTCCCGTGACAACCCCTTTGCGATGGCGGAGCACACAGCTTTCTCTTTGGGGGAGAGAGAGGCAACGGTTGCCTCTACGTCGGCGCTCAGCGATAGCAAATCAGCATGGTCTGGCTCAAGCTGCGGCTCAGAGTCTTTACTTTCGGCTATTCCGCTCAGAAGCCTGTACCGCTTGATGCGGTTCTTGGCGCGAACGCACCGCCGCTGGATGAACGCAAGTTGCCGGTCGATCAGCGCGCGGATCGCAGACGATTCGCCGCCGCCATTGGCCTTCTGCGGATCGAACCGGAAGTTCAGCAGCGCGAGGACAAGTTCCTGCTGGGCGTCCTCCATTTCTTCTGGTCTGAAACCCTTGTCTCTCGCTCTCTCCAGAATCAGGTCGAGTTTCCAGTCCTCTACGACGCCCGTGTAGTCGTTCCGCACTGCTGCATGGCACATGCCCGCACCCCTCTCGTTTCGAAGGTGTCGAAAGCTCCGGCCAGTCCGGAGCGCGGGCAGCAATAATTAGGGCTCATGAGGCTCATCTCGATACGGCTCTTTATGCGAATGGAATGCGCACGGGCCTCATGAGCCTCAAACATAATGTGCGCATAATGCGTGAGCCTCACGCATTATGTTTTTGGCCGGATTTTCAGCGATGAGCCTCATCGGCGGCAAACAACTCTGTGACGGTCGAAGGTTCGGCCGGAAACCGGAGGAAGCCGCAAGTGGTCCAGCTAGCCGACGTGCCTTTTCTGATTCGTGAGGGCGAAGAGACATACCGCAAGAGCGCAGAGCGGTATCTCACCAGTCACCAACTCGCCGATTTCAGGAAATCGCCAGCGCTCTACTTCAAGAAGAAACAGGGCCTGATCGAAGACGAGGATCGGCCGGCTTACCTTGTCGGTCGCGCCGCGCACGCACTCATCCTGGAAGGACAGGACGAGTTCGAGCGAAGCTTTTCCTTTGGTGGCCCCATCAACCCGAAGACGAAGACGTACTTTGGGCCGACCTCGAAAGCATACACCGAGTGGGCGGCGGCGCAGGGCAAGCCAGTTCTGACCGACGCGCAGCTTCAGTTGGTCAAGAACATGGCTGCTGGAGTGCGCGCCCACAGTGGCGCCAGCGCGCTGCTGCGAAGTGGGCAGCCAGAAAGCGTCGCACGTGCCCACTATTGCGGCGTGCCGAGCCAGATCCGCGTCGATTGGTTTAGTGCTCAGGCCGGCATCATCGACATGAAGAGCTGTGACGACTTGACCTGGTTCGAGGCTGACGCGCGGCGCTTCGGCTACGCCTATCAACTCGCGTTCTATTGTGCGGTTCTGGCTGCGATCACGGGCAAGACATTCCCGGTGCATTTGATCGCCATCGAAAAGAAGGAGCCGTTTCGATGCGGCGTGTGGCTCTTGAGCGACCAGACGCTGGCGTACTGCCAACGCGAAAACGAAGGCGCAATCGCCCGGCTCTCTGCTTGCCAGCAGAACTGTGCGTGGCCGACCGGCTACGAGGAAACCCGAGTCTTCGACTCGATCTAATGATCGCCGAGTGAGCGGGATGGCGTGCCCGCGTGATGGGCCACGCGGACCAGACTCCCCGTGCCCGCCGCTCGGCCTGATGAGAGTTTGGATCATGTCAAGGCGGGGTGACATCGCGCGCGCCGAGCGAGAACAGTTCGCTGCCGAAAAGGAAGCGCGCCAGGAGGAAGAGGAAAACGCTTCGGCGTGGCTGGTGCGACTCGGCATGGATGCCGCACACCGCCTCTGCCCGCCACGCTGGAGCAGAGAAAGGAAGGGAAGGCGGTGGACTTGTTCAATCCGTTGATACCTCGCTAGCCGGTGTACGGCGATGCGGTGCATGGCGGAGCAAGGCTCTGCCCGGCAAGGCAATCCAAGGGCTCATACTCACTTTTAGGAGGCATTCAGATGGGGATGTTGGACCAGATCGTAAGCGGACGCGAGGCGCGACCGCCGAGGCTTTTGATTTATGGTTCGGAAGGTGCGGGGAAGAGTTCTTTTGCCGCGCGAGCACCAAGCCCGGTGTTCGTCCAGACCGAGGACGGTCTCAGCGAGATCGAGTGCAGCAAGTTCCCGCTCGCGAAATCGCTGGATGATGTTGGCGCGGCGCTGTCTGCACTGCGCAATGAAGCCCACAAATTTCAGACGGTAGTCATCGACACTGCCGACTGGCTGGAGCGGCTCATCCATGCTCAGGTCTGCAAAGACTTCGGGCCGGTGAAATACGACTCCATCGAAAAAGTAGATGGCGGCTACCAGCGCGGGTACGTCCACGCCCTGACGCACTGGCGGCGAATTGTCGAGACGCTGGAGCACCTGCGAAACAACATCGGCATGGCAGTGATCATCATTGCGCATGCGAAGATGGAAAAATATGAGGCGCCTGGCGAAAGCCCAGTTGATCGCTACTCGCCGCGACTCCACAAGCATGCTGCCGCCCTGCTCTCCGAATGGGTAGACGCGGTCCTATTCGCGACGTGGCGTGTGAGTCCAACCAAGGTCAGGCAAGAACAGAACGAGCGAGTCTTGCGGACGGTCTGCGGTCCGCATTGTGTCGCAAAGAACCGCTACAACCTGCCTCCCGAACTTCCGCTTTCATGGCCGGCGCTGATGTCCGGCCTTTCCCAGGAAACTTCAGCAACAGGAGAACAAGAAGATGGCGAACCTATCAGGTTTTAACGCCAACGATGTCGAGCCGGCTGTCGAGTTTGCGGCGATTCCGGCGGGTAAGTATGTCGCGGTCATCACTCACTCTGAACACAAGGACACCAAGGCCGGCGACGGTGCTTATCTGGAATTGGTGTTTGAGATTGTCGAGGGTGAGCACAAAGGCCGCAAGGTCTGGGCGCGGCTGAACCTGGAGAATCCGAATCCGGTGGCCGTCAAGATCGCTCGCGCTGAGCTATCTGCGATTTGTCGTGCGATTGGGGTTCTCACGCCAAAAGACAGCGTCGAGCTGCATAACTTGCCGCTTCTGGTCACCGTGAAGCAGAAGGCCGATCAAGACGGCGAGATCAGGAATGAAGTGCGCGGCTATGCCAAGCGCGAAGCAGCCAATCTCACGAAGCCTCAGCAGGCGGTGAACCCCACGCCGCCGTGGAGGCGGGGATAGTTACGCCAACTAACGCGGGGCGACGCGTGGCCGGGCAACGTGAGGCATGGCAGTGCGGCGCCAGGCGCGACAAGGCAATCCAAGGGCTTGTTTTGAAAGGTACGAACAATGAAGAGGATCGCCATAGCGATAGAAGGTACTACGCCACTGCTGTGCAACCGGTTCACCGATGCGGCGCAGATGGCAGCCACGCAGGGCAGTCGGCTCGTATCCGTCGGCGAGAAAGGAACGCCTCTGGAGCAGGCGCGGGCAAGACTCTATCTGGGTAACGACGCGAAACCCATGATCCCCCAACCGAATCTGTTTCGTTGTTTGATCGATGCGGGGCAGTTCTTCAAGGCCGGAAAGGCCAAAGTCACGACCCAGAAATCGTCGCTGATCCCTGCATGTGTCGAGGTCGATGGCGTCGAGATTCCCATTCAGCATAGAGAGCCGTGGATGGTGGATACTCGAGCCGTTCGCATCCCTTCCACGGGCGGCCGAATTCTATGCCACCGTCCGTGCTTCTACGATTGGCGGCTCACGTTCACCCTCAACATAGACACCGACATGATCAGTGCGAAGTTGATGCGAGAGATCGTGGACGCTGCCGGGAAGCGTATCGGCTTGGGGGATTTCAGGCCGGCGTGCAAAGGACCTTTTGGAAAGTTCGTGGTCGTTACGTGGAACGAGGAGAACTGAAATGCTCTGGGTTGGCTGTGATCCGGGCCTTGATGGCGGCTTTGCCGCCATCGGCCCGGATGGACTCGCGCTACAGGTCATGCCGGTTGTCGCAGTGGGAAAGCGGCGACAACTAGACGAGCAAAAGATCGTTGAGTGGCTGACGCCGTTCGCAATCGCCAGAGCGCGCGTGTTCATCGAAGCGGTGGCGTCCAGACCGCACCAGGGCGTCGTCGCGATGTTCTCTTTCGGCACCGGCTGGGGATTGGTGCGCGGGATCTGCGCCGGGCTGGGATTGTCATATGAGCTTGTTCGTCCGCAGGAGTGGCAGGGCCTGATCCTGAAAGGCCAGCCGCAAGGATCGGAGTATCTGGTCGCCAGTCGATTGTGGCCGGGCACTGATTGGCGCGCATCCGAACGTTGTCAGAAGCCGCATGAAGGTCTGGTGGACGCTGCTCTGATAGCCGAGCACGGAAGAAGGAGAACGACGTGACGCCTGAGAAAACGGTGGAGCGGCTCTCCGAAATCGCCGCGCTTGAGAGCGAACTGCGGGTGATCCTGGAAGCCACGAATCATCTTCGGCTGGAACTGCGCCCGCAGGCCATGCATTCCGCACGCATCAAGGCTGCGCAGGAACTGCTGCGTCAGGTGATGAGCGAGCTGCGGTGCGACCGACTTGCCCTCGATGCCGTGATCAGACGCGCACTTGGAACGGACAACTCTCAAAAATGAAACTGCGCCCGTACCAGGAAGAGACCGTGCAGGCCGTCTACCGATACCTGCGCGAGCACGACGATAATCCGTGCGCCGTACTGCCGACGGCTGCCGGAAAGAGCGTCGTGCTGGCGCGGATTGCCAACGACGCCGCGACTCTGTGGGACGGTCGTGTACTGATTCTGGCGCACGTCCAGGAACTGCTTGAACAGAATGCCGACAAGATCGCGAAGCTTGCGCCAGACGTGCCAGTCGGCATCTATAGCGCCGGCCTGGGTAGCCGCGACACATTAGCTCCCGTTATCGTCGCCGGCATCCAGTCAGCGTACCGCCGTGCCGGCGAACTGGGCCGCTTTGATCTCGCGATTGTAGACGAGGCCCATCTCGTGCCCGAATCGGGCGACGGCATGTATCGCACGTTGCTCGCCGAGTTGAAGACGATGAATCCCTTGTTGCGGGTGATTGGCTTCACGGCGACGCCGTTTCGGATGTCCTCCGGGCCTATCTGCGCCCATGAGAACATTCTGAATTCCATCTGCTACGAGATCAGTATTCGCGAGCTGATTCGCGATGGATACCTATGCCCGCTCATAACGAAGTCCACACGGAACAAGATTGATACCGGTTCTCTTCATGTTCGCGGTGGCGAGTTCGTCGCATCCGAAGTCGAGCAGTTGATGGACGAAAACGCTCGCGTTGAGGCAGCATGCAGGGAGATAGTCGATCTTGCACGCCAGCGTTCGGCATGTCTGATCTTCGCCAGCGGCGTCAAGCATGGCCGGCACGTGGCGCAAACGCTTCAAAGCATGGGGCAGCGAGTTGCCACAATCTTTGGCGACACGCTGGACCATGAGCGCGAACGCACCGTCGCTGACTTCCGCGCTGGCCGACTGAAATACCTGGTCAATGTGAACGTCCTGACAACCGGCTTCGACGCCCCCAGCATCGACTGCATCGCGATGCTGCGGCCCACGCTCTCGCCTGGGCTTTGGTATCAGTGCTGTGGTCGCGGATTCCGAGTGCATCCGGGGAAGAAGGACTGCCTCATTCTCGACTTCGGCGGCAATGCGCTACGGCACGGCCCCGTCGATGCGCTTAAGGTCAAAGGACGTGGCGAGCACGGCGAGGGACCGGCGCCCGCGAAGGAATGCCCGGCCTGCAATGCAGTGATCTCCGCCGGTTACGCGGTGTGTCCACACTGCGGCCAAACGTTTGAGCGAGAACGCAGCCAGCACGAGGCGACAGCGAGTTCTGCGGGCGTGCTCACAGGCCAAGTTAGCACCGTCGCGTATCCAGTGACGGAAATCCTATACGCGGTCCACGTGAAACGCAGCGCGCCCGCCGATGCGCCGCGCTCCATGCGCGTGGATTACCGCATCGGCTTCAATCGCTGGCAATCGGAGTGGATCTGTTTCGAGCATAGCGGGTTCGCGCGTCACAAGGCGGAGCAATGGTGGCGGCGTCGTTCCGTTGAGCCTCTGCCGGAGACTGCCGAGGAAGCTGTGGAACTCGCGGAGGCCGGTGTTCTGTGCGGAACGAAGAGCATCACCATACGCAGTGTCGCCGGCGAGCGATTCGACCGCATCGTCGGCTACGAGTTGAACGGCACATCGCCCAAGCCTGAACCTGAATACGTTCCCGCAGATGACTCAATTCCGTTCTAGGGGAGAGGAAGCCATGCCTGGGGTGCTGACGTGGGGAGGGTACTTTACTTCTTGCGCGCGGCGCGTGCAGGACGAGTTCGTTCATCTGCGCGGTCGCAAACAGCGCAAGCGCGCCATCGCCAGGCTCTACCCTTTGCCTAGCAAAGAAAGCAACGGCTATCGCCGCCGGGTTTGGACTCGCGTCTGTCGATCAATGATCGAATTGCATCGTCTGCGCAAACGGTCGGGGCGCTTCAGGCTCGTGTCGAACTGAGAACCCCAGCGTCTCGGAGAACTCGAAACGCGTGAAGGCGTTCCTTCATACTCTCTTCGGCGACGCATTGGCGCAAGATCGCCAATTGGCGATCTTCACGCTGCCAGACAAACGCACACGTCATTTCGCCGCAATAGAAGCTGCGGCGGAGTACGCCAGTGCAGCAGCCAACACTGCTGAACACGTTTACTTTGGCCTTGGCTTGGCTGGCGACAACTTTGGCCGGCGCAATTGTAGTAGCGATATCGTTGCGATCCCCGGCCTGTGGGCTGACATCGACATGGTTAGCCCCGAGCGCGCCGACAAACCGCTGCCGAAAGACATTGCAGACGTGAAGTTTGCGCTGTTGCGGCTGCCGTTTGCGCCGACATTGCTGGTCCACAGCGGCTATGGGATTCACGCCTACTGGCTGTTTCGTGAGCCGTGGATCTTCACGACCGACGCCGATCGCGCGAAGGCCGCGCATCTTGCGAAGTTCTGGCATGGCTTGGTGTGCAGCGCCGCCGCCGCGTCCGGCTGGAAACTTGAGAACCTCGGCGACCTGGCGCGAGTGCTGCGCCTGCCTGGCACACTCAATCGCAAATGCGAGCCGCCAGTTCAGGTCCAGCTTCACGAAGAGCATCTTGATCGCAGGTTCAATCCGAGCGACTTCGATTGCTTCCTACCCAAAGAAGACGACGGGGTAACGGTCGCCGGCGTCAAGCCTTGTCTTGTGCTCTGTCCAGACGCCGAACCGCCAAGCGAGAAATTCGCCGCGCTATCGCAGGCAAGCCCTGTTTTTGCTCAATCCTGGAACCGGCATCGCCCGGACCTACAGGATCAGTCCCAGAGCGCCTACGATCAGTCGCTAGCCAATATCGCAGCGTTCGACGGTTGGACAGATCAAGAGATCGCCAATTTGCTGATCGCTGTGCGCCGCAAGCACGGTCAAAACCCAGGCAAGGCGCTGCGACAGGACTACGCGGCGCGAACGATTTCTGCGGCGCGCGATGCCGCAAGGGATCGCGGCAACTGCGATGCAGCCGACGCTTCGGCGCCCCGAGTGGATATTTCGGCTCTGATGCCAAACTCCCGCGCCGGCAGCAGCGAATCAGCGTTGCCCGATCCCGGCCCGCTGCCCGTGCATCTACTGCGTATTCCGGGGTTCATCTCGGAAGTGATGGATTACTGCCTCGCGACCGCACCGTATCCAAACCAAGTGATGGCGTTTTGCGGCGCGCTGGCATTGCAGGCGTTTCTGGCGGGCCGCAAAGTCCGCGATCCCGGCGGCAACCGCACGAACCTATATTTGCTCGGTCTGGCACACTCTGCCGCGGGCAAAGATTGGCCGCGCAAGATCAACATGCGCGTCGCCCATCGTGTCGGGCTATCGCACTGCCTCGGGGACCGGTTCGCGTCCGGTGAAGGCATCCAGGACGCACTGTTCGCCGCTCCCTGCAGGCTGTTTCAGACTGACGAAATTGATGGAATGCTACAGTCCATCAACAAAGCCAAGGACGCCCGGCACGAGAATATCATGGGCACGCTGCTGACGATGTATTCGGCGGCGGACTCGGTGTTTCCGATGCGCGCCAAGGCCGGCAAGGAGCCGCTTGGCGTGATTGACCAGCCGTGCCTGGTAATCTTCGGCACTGCAATCCCGAATCACTATTACGAAGCATTGTCCGAACGGATGCTAACGAACGGCTTCTTCGCGCGAATGCTGATTCTGGAAAGCGGCAAGCGCGGAGACGGACAAGAGCCTCGACTGTTGGATCTGCCCGAACGCGTTCTGTCCTCGGCGGAGTGGTGGGAAAACTTCAAGCCGGCGACGGGGAATCTTGAGCACTGGCATCCGGTTCCCGCAGTTGTTGAGCATGCTGCCGATGCTGTCCCGATCCTGATCGATGCCCGCAAACAGGCTGAATCGGAGTATGCCGCAGCCGAAGAACGCAACGATGCAGTGGCGACGACCGTCTGGGGCCGCGTCAATGAGCATATCCGAAAACTGGCGCTGCTATACGCGATCAGCACCAAGCACGAAGCGCCGCGAATTGGCATTGCTGCAGTTCAGTGGGCAACCGCATTCGTGATGCATCAGACGCGGCGGATGCTCTTCATGGCACAGAACAGTGTCGCTGAGACCCCGTTTGATGCCTCCTGCCTGAAACTGATGCAGAAATTGCGCGACGCGCCCGCACACGAGCTTTCGCACAGCGTACTTCTGAAACGCATGAAGATCGACGCGAAGACTCTCGGTGAACTCACTCAGACGCTGGCGCAGCGAGGCGATATCGAAGTTCGCACTCAGCCGGCGGGAGACGGCGGTTGGCCACAGCGCAACTACCGATTGCTGGTGCAAACTGGCCGCGAGAAACAGGCGGAGGCTTGAGCGATGATGGCCGTTCAAAGTTCTCCAAGTTTCACCGAAGATTCACCCCTTCAAGGTGAAACTTGGTCGGAAACAGAAGTACAGGTAAATAAAGAAGATAGAGAGAGCATATTCTTCTTATTCTTCAAGATTCACCCCTCCCCCCTCCCACTCCATTTTTCTATTGCCCCTGTGTGCGCGTGTGAGACGGGGGTGAAACTTGGGAATCTTTGTCTCGTTAATATATCTCTCATATCCGAAGTAAGTTGCACGAACATCAAGATTCACTCGCCGATCAAGATTCACCTCTGGCCGAGTGCTCGTTGCAGGTCGCTGGAAAGCGCGCGCATCGTCGGTCGGCTCGTTGCATGGGTCCTCCCTACTATTCCGATAGGAATAGGGATACGGGAAACCTCCCGGCCTTTCTTAAAATTTCTTTCCGGCCCACCGCACGTGGCCGTGCATCGTTGTCGCGCGTCGTCCACCCGCAAACCCACGGAGGTCACCCATGTCTAGACCGAAGCTCAGACTCGAATGGATCGAAGCGGGATCGCTCACAGAGAACCCGCTGAACTGGCGCAGGCATAGTCCAGAGCAGCTTCAGAGCATCCGGGATCTGCTGAGTGACCCGGATGTCGGCTGGGCCGGTGCGTGCCTCTACAACGAACGCACCAAGCGCCTCATCGACGGCCACGCGCGCAAGACCGTGGCCGACCCCAAGACGCCGGTGCCCGTGCTGGTCGGCGACTGGAGTGAAGAGGCCGAGAAGAAGATTCTCGCCACGCTCGATCCCGTGGCTTCAATGGCTCAGGGCGACGCCGACGCTTACGCCGCGCTGGTCGAGAGCGTGCAAGCCGAGTCGCTTTGGGTTCGCGACCTGATCCACAACACGCAGGCCGGACTGATTGCTGCCGGTGAAGAAGGCGACGAAGAACCTGCGCAGGAGCCATCCACGGTGCTGGCTCAGATGCAGTGCCAGCCGTTCGAGCACCACGACTACATCATGCTGATCTTCAGCAACGAGCAGGACTTCCAGCAGGCGTGCGAGCGCCTCGGAATCCAGAAGGTCCAGATTACCTACCCCGGCGGCAAGACGAAGATCGGTCTTGGCCGCTGCATCGACGGAATGAACGCGATCAATGTGCTCACGCAACAGGCTCCGGTCCAGACTGGGGGTGCGCGGTGAGGATTGTGATTCCGTCGAAAGGCCGCGCGCAGACGCTTTGTGAAAAGGCGCTGCGGTTGTTCCCGGATGCGACCGTCTGTGTCGGAGACGATGAAACGGAACAGTACCGCAAGGTCAGCGCGAACCTGCTGGTTCACCCGGCCAGCGTTGTCGGCATCGGCCCCCTCCGGCAGTGGGTGCTCGACAACGTGAGCGATCCATGCGTCGTCATGGTGGATGACGACGTAACGCACGTGTACAGCCAGGTTGGCTTCCATAAACGCCGCATCGAAGACGCGGACACAGCCCGCGCGATTGTCGAGCGGCTTGCGATCCTGGCGCTGGACGCCGGCGCGCGGGTGTTCGGTTTCCAGCAGGCAGCCAGGCCACTGTCCTATGCGAACTTCCGCCCGTTCTCGCTGAACACTTGGGTGGGTGGCCTCGTGGGAATCATTGGCCGCGAACTCCGCTACGACACAGCCCTGCTTCTTCGGGCCGACATCGACTTCTGCCTACAGTCGCTGATGCGGGACAGGTTTGTGTTGGTGGACGGACGCTACTCGTTCATCCATACGCGCTTCGCTGGCAGCGGTGGCAACGCCAAGCAGCGCTCGGCCGAGCGGCACGCGAGAGAGATCGCTTACCTCAAACGGAAGTGGGGGCCGTACCTGGAGGAAGTCCAGGCCAAGGGAACCACCCGGCTCGTGGTCAAGGTTCAACGCTGACGGAAACGGTCATGGTTGCCACGGAACGTCACCACTTTGGGTCACTTCTCTTGGGGCAGAAACGGCGGCTCGAAAATGCTCCCACTCCAAAGGCCCGAGGGATCAAGTCTTGGGCGGGTCACACGAATACAGATAGTCGTGCTATCGCTAGCAGTCCATTTGCCTCTCTTTCCTCTGGAGTCCGGAACAGAGAACCGGACAGGAATGAGGGAAATGCGAAAGGAGACGCCGCTATGCGATGCAGTGTGGATGCTCAAGACCTTCTGGCCGAACTGGAGAGTTCGGACTTGGCGGACGATCCCGCATCGGTGCCCAACGTCCGCAAGGTGGAACTTGCCAAGGCGGCGTTGCAGTTCGCGATCGGGTTGCTCGAAGCGGTCGCCGACGACACCGGCGACGAACACGCCCGCGCCTACCTCGTGGACCAACTCAAGGTCCATGCCAATGCCGATCACGGTTTCTTGAGCCGCGACTTCAATCTCGATCAATGGATAGAACAGCTTGAGGAATGTGGCGACGAAGAGGGGGCAGTGAAATGAGCAGCGCAACTGTGAAGGAACGCGCGCAGTCCAAGGTCTTTGAACTCCTGGCTCAGGAGCTTCAGGACCACCTGCAGACGAAAGTCGATGAAGCCACTGTCGAGCGGATCGTGGACGAACGGATTGCCGAGGCGAAGCTGCCTCGGCCTATTGAAGTCCGCATGGACGGGGCAGTGCTCGGCAGGCTCGATGAGCAGACGCATGCGCAGTTCGAGCAGTTGCTCGAATTGGTGAACGAAGGACACCGGAACATCCTGATGGTCGGGCCGGCAGGTTCCGGCAAAACGACGCTGGCCAAGTCGCTGGCCAAGGGCTTGTCGCTGGACTTCGGATTCCTCTCACTCTCTTCGGGAATAAGCGAAACGCATCTGTTCGGCAGGACTCTGCCACAGGCCGATGGAAGCTGGCAGTACAAGCCGAGTCGGTTTGTTGAGGTGTACGAGCAGGGCGGCGTGTTCCTGCTGGACGAATTGGACGCCGCCGATGCCAACGTCTTGGTGGCGATCAACGCCGCCCTGGCGAACGGCGTCCTCGCCAATCCCAACGGTCAAGTTCATCACCGGAACGAGAAGACCTACGTCCTGGCGGCGGCCAACACGTGGGGCCGTGGCGGCGATCACCAATATGTCGGGCGCAACCAGTTGGACGCCGCGACCCTGGACAGGTTTGTGCTGTCCACGCTCCATATCGAATACGACACCGCTCTGGAAGCCGAGCTTGTCCGCAGCGATCTGCCGACAGAGCAAGCCGAAGCGCTGATCGAGTGGGTGCGCGATCTTCGGAAGAAGATCACCCGGAACCGGATTCGCCGTGTAGCGAGCACACGCCTTGTCGTCAACGCCGCCGCCGCCCTCAAGGCAGGCCGCGATCTGGACGCGATCAAAGCGCGCTACTTCCAAGATTGGTCGGCCGACGAGAAAGCGAAGGTGGGCGAATGAGAAGCCGCCGCATCGTCGCCTTCTACAAGGGCCAGTGCCGTGTATGCGGCAAGGCGCTGCCAAAGGGCGATGAATGCTACTTCGCCAAGCACTACGGCATGCGCTGCATGTCGTGCGGACCGCACACCAGTGAAGACGAGCGGCTCCCCTCAAAGAGCAAAGCGCGCCACAGAGCCGACCCCGCTCCGGTGCCGGAACCGCCGGTCGAGGAGCCACCTCGTTCTCAACCGTCAGGACTCGATGCCTCTACGCGCACTGCCGTGCGTGACGAAAACGGGATTCATCGGGTCGAGTACGGCGCGGTCCGGGAGATCGTCGCGGACGCGCTGAATGATTACGCGCAGACGCCTGAGAACAGAGAGGCGCTGCAACTGCTGCACGCCCGGGCCTTCAGTGGCAGGGACCGATGGGCGAATTACTACACGCGCGAGAAGCTCCTTGCCCAGGTCTTCAATCCCCCGCCGGAACTGCTCGAAGCCGTGGAGAAGATGCGCGAGCATCTGGTCGGCCAGTTGGAATTGCCGACCAGGCCGCGCCGGCGGCTGCGCCGGGGATTGGACTGGGGGGATGAACTCGACGCGGACCGGGTGCTGCACCGCGACCCGACACCTTGGGAACGCATTGAACGCTCACCGGAAGTGCGGCGAACCGTCACCATCGGCTGCAATGTCTCTGTCGATCACACGATCAAACCGGAGCAACTGCTGTATCGCGGCGCGGCTGCGCTGGCGTTGGCCGATCTCCTGACTCAATCGGGATGCAACGTCGGCATCACGCTATTCATATGCTCACGGTCGCCCACGGACGCGGTGGAGCAGGGCGTAGTCCGCTGCGTGCTCAAGTCGCCGGACATGCCGTTGGACCTCTCGGCTCTGGCGTTCTCACTCTGCGAGATTGCGTTCTACCGCTGCGTGATCGTCTGTGCCGCGGCCCGACGGTGGCCGGGAAAGCTGCGAACAGGACTCGGATACCCGAACACCTTGCCGGCCTGCGACTGCAAGAACATCGACTACCTCGTTGACGCCGACGTGCTCGGCGAAGAAGCCGCGGTTGCCTGGTTGCGCCGGCACATGGGGGAGAACTCCCATGACTAACGAATCAGGTCACCGGGCTGACAAGAAGGGTCTGGCGCTGACGGGGAAGGTCAACACTTCGAGTCACCCCACAAAGCGGCACTGCTCCAAACGCTTACCGATCAAAGTCATGTCATTCAGTTCTGCGGCTCGTCTTCTAGCCGTTCATTTGCCTCTCTTCTCATCGGAACGACGGAACCAGAACGGAAGGGAGGCCGGAATGTTCGAGGAAGGCGACCTGATTTTTCGATACACGCGCGCCCAGGCGATTGCCGACGGCGTGCTCGCGGACCTGATGCAGGCCGAGACGGCTCCGCTGGTCAAGGAAGCCGGGTTCAAGTTTCCCATCGCCATGACCGCCACTGCGTTCTGGGAAGCAGTCGCGCCAATCGACGGCGAACTGCCGCCGGGACAAGACCTCAAAGGCCGGCTTTGGGATGTTCTGATGCTCCTGAAGGCGGCGATCCGCAGCAAACCGGGGGAACCCGACCGGATTCACTTCACGGTCAATGTTTGGAATGGAGAGAAGTCCGTCCCGGTCCAGCTCTGGGCGCTCTGTGGCCCCGGAGACGATCTGGAACCGGTCGTCACCATCATGCTCGAAGGGGAGGACTAAGCGCAATGGATATGTTCACGATGAAGCACGCGCACCGCAAACACCGGATGAGTTTAGTGTCGCTGCATCCGGCACGCACTAACGGCAAGCAGGACGGGAAGCAGTATTCGGTTTCCTGCGGCGCCTACCGAAAAAGCCAGAAATCGGGGCGCATGGAGTACGAGGGCCTCGTGTTGGAAGGCGAAGTGCCGGTCAAGGAATTCGTCCGCTGGGCCAAGCGCAAAGGGTTTTTGAAGTGGCATCGCAACGGGCACGCGGCCAGCGCTCCGGCCAAGAAACTCACCGCAAACAACAGTAAGAACGGAGGCTCGAACAAGAATGAGCAGCGCGTTGAGCGTGGAAACACTCAGGCTCTTCCGGGAACGGCGAACGGCGGGAGCCAGCGTAAAGTCGCTGGCCGATGAGCTGGGCATCACGTGGCAGCGTCTGGACAAGGCGCTCCGCAACGGACTGCCCGAGGAACGCGGCGCGCTCCAGGCTCCGATGACGGCACCGGAACCTCCAGCCGGGCCAATCGAACCGGAGTGCGCCGTGTTGGCCAAGGCGGGGATCGCGGGCGCGGGGCTGCTGGCGGAGAAGTACCGGCCGGCTCGGTTGTCGAATCTATTCGGACAACCCGAGATCGTCCGGCAACTTCAAGCCTTCGCCCGCGCCCCATACCCGGCAGCGTTCCTCTTCTGCGGCGAAACCGGAACGGGGAAGACCTCGGCGGCCTTGGCTCTTGCGGCTGAGCTGGGCTGCGACCTGGACCAGCGGGAATTCGGCGGAGTGCAGGTGATCGCTTCGGGTGAGCAGTCCGCCGAGGCCGTGCGCGAATGCTTCCAACGGATGTGGCTGCAACCGGCCTTCGGGAGCGGCTGGAAGGTGTTCATCCTAAACGAAGCGGAGCGGATGCACGTCCAGGCGGAGACGATCTGGCTCGACCGTCTGGAGAACATTCCGCCGCATACGGTGATTGTCTTCACTACCAATCATCCGCAGAAGATGAGCCAGCGGTT